CAACCGATTTTGACCTTGACGGTGGTCCCGGTCTCGGCCTTGGCGGCCCAGGCGATGCCGATATACTTCTGGTCCTCGGCCGTGGGGCTGGCCTTGCCGGTGGCAGTCACGTAGTACACTGGGTTGCCCTGCGAGATGGCGGCGCTATTGACGGCGTCGATCTCGAAAACCCCTTCCATGATCACTTCACCGGATGCGCCGGCGTCGATGTCCGTGGCAGCGATGCCGAATGTTGCGCCGATGGGCACCAGGTCGCCGGACGAGATATCGGACCCGGTGTCGTTGGCGTAGGTCATCCGGGCGCCTTTCTGGATAAAGTTAGTTGCCATAATTGATTCTCCTGTATGGATCGGCCCGGGCATCGCCCGGGCCGGTTGTCGGTTGTGCTACCCCGCCACGCCGGTGTTCTTTGCCAGGCCGCGATGGTCCAGGGCACGCACGCCCACGTCGATGCGGACCAGGTATTCGCGGCCGTCCACGTTCATGGTCTCGGTTTCCTCGATGACAGGGGCCTGCACACCATCCAGAAAGATAACCTCGACAGTGTCGATCTGCGACGGGCTGGCGGCCAGATACCACCCGGTCGAGGACAATGCATCGAGACGTGCCTCGACAACGGGTGTCAGCTTATTCTGCCAGGGGTTGTGCACCGCGGCAGACTTGTTGTCGTCGGGCAGAGCGGCAGACCGTAGGATGACATCGGCTGTGGTTTCCAGCGCAGCGGGCACCAGCAAGAACGATGGGGTGATATTCAGCACGGCCCCTCCGGGTCCCTTCTGGATGCGCATTGCAGCACGACCGGCTCCGAGAGACGAGGTAGAGAGGACCGACCCTGTGAGCAGGTTGCCGTGATCGGCGTGGAACAGGGCGGTATCGTCATATGCCATGGTCTGGTTGCCGGTCAGCACGGCATACACCAGGTCGTTGATGCGACGGGTGGCAGCAGCGCCGAAGGCCCGGGGGATGCGGGTGAACATTCCCAGGTCGTCGTTGATGATGGCCTGCCGCGTGAGCCGGAACGCCTTGCCGTAGGTCTTGAGCTGGTTGCTCTCCTTGAGCTCGGAGAAGGTCCCGTGTTTGTATTCGCCATCCTCGTTGATCAGCTCCAGGTCAGGCGCCTCGGAGAGCTGGGGCCTGGAGCTGGCCTTGAAATCGTTGGCCGATCCGGTGGCACACCACGCCTGCCAGGTGGACGGGGCCTCCTGATAGGCGGCCATGGCCACCTTGTTGGCAACATTCGCCAGGATGTTTGGAAAATCACTGGTAGCCTCCAAGCGGACAGTACCGAGCACCCCGCCCGCCAGGCGCATATTGCTCATGCCCCGGGTATCCACGCCGATCTTGTGGAGATACTCTCGGGAAAGTTCACGCAGGGTCAGGGACCGCAGTTCCTGGGCGCCGGGCTCGACCTTCTCGAGCTGGATGCCGCAGCGCATGGACAGGGCGTGCTCGGTGGCTTTGGTAAACTTCTCCAGCTCAGTACGCCCGGAGGTCACGCTCGACGGCGTGGACGGGGGGTTGTCGGCCATGGCCAGCTGGACCATTTTCTCGGTCACCTCGGCCGCGGACAGCTTTACGTTGTCCTTGATGCATCCGGCCACCTTGTCGGCGGCCAGGCCCAGGGCGGCCCCGCGGCTCTGCAGGTCCAGGACCTGTGCGGCGGAGAGTTCGGCCGGTGCGGGCTCGGCGTGAATATCGCCCCATCCCTGGGCTGCGGGCGCGGCGGGTTCCTTGGCCTGCAGCATGACCTTGGCGATAGTGTCGTCGTCCAGCGCTTCCAAAAACGCCATTGCCTGCTCGTCGGTAGCATCGGCAGCGAGGCCAAGGCGCTGGAGCAGCTTTTTGAGTCTCTTGTTCATACATACCTCCTGCCCGTTGGGGGCGGGTTGATTTGCTGCCATGGATACGGCAGCGGTGTCATCGTCGGCCCCGAACGGCACGAACGACACTTCAAAAACTTCTGATTCCATCCAGACGGAGATGGGGCCCTCGACCTCCTGCCCGTTGACCTGGTGCGTCTCGCCCGGGCCTACCTCCAGGATCTTCTTTGCCTGTACACCGATGGATGCCTGCCAGGGGAACCCCTCGTCAGCGAGACCGAGCACCTCCCGGCCGTCCGCTGTGGCGGTGGAGAAATTCCCCGCGGCCATGAATCCGGTATCGGCGGCCTCGGTACTGTCGATGGTCCCGACAATGCGGGAGGCGTCATGTTGCCGCAGGGCGGGCATGTGCTCCTTGGCCGCTGTGATGCCCTGTAGGTCGATGACGAACTTGCCCCAATATCCCCAGTCGATGACCTTGCCCGTGTACCCGAGCATGGAGAACCGCCGGGGCTCTCCCTCGGCCGCGGCTTGGAGGATGACCTTTTCCCCCGCTGCCAGATGCGCGCGGGCCTGGTCCACAAACTCCTCGAGCCGGGCCCGACTCCATGCGCCCGCGCATACGGACATGGCCTGTGTTTCGCTCATGCCCCGGCCGGTCTTCTCTTTGGAGCAGCGGGCCAGAAAATCCTGCTTGGCCTCGCCGGTCTTCGGAGATCCCAACCGGGCAATGACCGGCCTACGAGGTCGGTGCGTCCTGATTGTCATTGCGTATCTCCCGCAGTTCCTTGAGCTCCCGTTCCTCGCGGAGCAGTTGTTCCTTGATCTCGTCGTAATCCTCGCCCTTGGACGCGCAGATCTTGCGGCGGGTGGTCACGCCCATCCCGAGCTCGGACGATGCAGCCTTGGAATCCTTGGTGGGATCGATCCAGGTCCACCCGGGGTTCTGCCACGTGACCCTGACATCCTCGGGCCGCAGGCCGGAGAGCATGCCCACCGCGTACATGGTGCGCAGCCACCTGGTCGCCAGGGGTGTGTTGAGTTTCTGGTTGAGAAAATATTGCTGGCCGGTCCATCCGCGGCGCTCGTCCAGTGATGCGGACCGCTCGGACGAGTAGGAGGACTCGGTGTAGTCGTGGGAGTAGTTGCCGTAGCGCAGGCCGAAGCCGACGGACTGGCCCTTGAGGGAGGATTTGACATAGGGCTCATATGTGTTCCCGGGACGGTCGGACTTGGCGACCTGGATCTCTGTGCCCACCGGCAGCATCTGGATGCGGCCCGGATCAATGAAGTCCGACAATCCGGGCTGCTCGCCGACACCATCGCCGTTCCCGATAGCCCCGCCCATGGGGTTGTCAGCCATGGCCCCATATTCGTTAGTCTTGACAAAAATCCCGAACGCAGCGGCCAGCCGGGCGGCGATGCGCTCGGAGCTCTGGTATTCGGACAGATCGCGGATCTCCTCGATGAGGGGCGCCAGCCTGGAGACCCCACGGGTCTGGGACGCTCGTTTGCGCAGGAAAAAATGGATGATGTGATCGGCAGCATAATCGACAGTGTCGAGCTGGCCGGGCAGGTAGTCCCCTGGGTGGGCCGTATAGCAGGAGTAGCGGACGGGATCGCCCTTTATATTGAAGACAATGCCACGCTTGGCGTACTCGGCATCCGACAGCCAGCCATCGATTGTCTCGTTGAGGATATCTGACTCGTGCAGGGTCAGGCGCAGAGGGCAGACACCGTCTGTGAGCCAGTCGGCGTCCAGCCAGTCGTGGGCGAGGATTTCGCCATCGATCCACCAGTGACGCAGGGCGAGTGCCTGGATCTCGGTGAGACCGATGCGGTCGGACCACGTGCGCCATTCGGCTTCAAGGTGATTGAGAGGTTCTTTTGTTGTCGCGTGGGTGAACTGCGGTCTGATGCCGGTATGCACGACATTGTCGCAGATCTTGTCCAGGGCACCGTCCACATAGGTGTTGTTGCGGACCAGGTCCCGGGCACGGGCGACCAGCAGCGAGGCGTCCTTGCGCAGAATGGCGTCAGCCGACTTGCGCCTGGGCCGCCAGGCCCGATTGTGCCCGCCGCGGCGGGCGCCGACATAGGACAACATCCGCTGACGATTGGCGGCCCAGCGCATGGCAAAGGCCGGAGCGACAAGCCCCACGGTCCGGGTTAGCGCCCGTGTCCATATATCCAGACCGCGCTTCATGATCGCCCCCCAAACACGGCAGATGCAAACTTGAGCTTGCCGCCCGCCTGAGCGCTGGCAATCTTTGTCTCCAGCTTGTCGATCTGTGCCTCCAGAAACTCCAGATCCGCCCGGGTGAACTCCCGGTCATCGATCCGGTACGACTGCCCGGTCGTCAAAACAGCGTCCCGTGCGGCCTCATATTTTGCGAGTGTGGCGGTGAGTGATGCGACGGTTGCCATGTGCTCCCCAATGTGTGTCTTGCAATGGTTTCGCAC